GTTCTGTGCCAGCACAAACATCTCGTTTCTGACCTGTACTTGCAACCTGTTGATAATCAAGGTTAGGTCTTGCTGAAAAAATAGCGAACCATTTTCGGTGGAAGCGTTGATGGTTTCGGTGAATTGCGATGTGGCCTTGGTCAGGTCGTACTTGTAGAATGGATTGCTACCAGCGGTTCCCGATGCATAGCCAGTAAAGCCAGTCACCGTGCCGCTTCCGTTTGTGGCAAACGACCCCGAGGTGTTGTAAACCGCCAAGCGGATTTCTTTGATACCACCGACTGCATCCCTGCAACCGAGTGCGTAACCTGTTGTTAAATTACACGACATTGCTGTTTGGTTTAAATTTTAGTAGATAAAAGCAAGGGGGAGGTTGCCCTCCCCCCTATACATTAGGCCAATTTCCAGTCAACAATCAAGTCGGGGTAAGCGAACTGCACACCTGCTTTGAAGGCTGCTTGGAAGCGAACCTCATCGTTGTCCTGCGAGAACCAAATCTGGAACTGCTCTTCATCGCTCAACAAGTCTGTTCCGTAGAACAGGTTGCCGAGGTAGGTTGCAACAATACGGTTCGTGGTAGTCAATCCGGGAACTGCAATGACCTTGATGTTCGTGCCGGGGTAAACAATCTCACCATCGGCAAGTCCAGCCAAGTCCACTTGGTTGTACATGACGCCCGTGTTGGCTTTGAAGGCCATTACCAAGGTGCGGAAGGTATCCCATCCGCAGAACATTACGAGGTCGTTCTTGGTCAGGATAGCCTGTGGGATGCGAGTGTAGATGTTGTCAAAGATTCCGATTACGTTGGTGGAAGTAATCGAACCGCTGATGGCAGTTGTGTTACCTGAAACGACAGAACCCGATGCGTCGTTCAGCAACTGGTTGATACCGCTGAAGTAAGCGTTGCCCTGCCAGATTGCGTTCTCCAAGGCCTCGGCAATGCGTAGAGCCTTCTGCTCGGAGAAAGCCTGCTCGAATGGAACGCCATCATAGGTTGAGCCAGCGGTCAGCTGGGTCTGCATCCAGTACTGCTCCAATGCTCTTGGGCAGATGGTTTCTTGAACCTTCATGCGACCCACGGTGATATTGCGCTGGGTGAATGCAGTCGTGCCTGAAGTTGTGTAACCGCAAGCAGCACCGCTTTGAATCAAAGCATCGGTGTCCATGAGGTTCAACGCAGCAGCAAACTTGATGCCCACCTGCTTGGTGAACAAGGCTGCGGAGCGAGCCGAGAATACGGCTTTGGTAATCAGCGGTAACCGCTGTTGGTCGGTGTAGGAGGTTAGTCCTGAAAAGGTGTATGCCATGGTTAGTGGATTTTTAGGGGGTTAGTTTTTTTTAAGGGATTGAAGTGCTTGTGCAAGTGCGTTGAAGTTCTGCGATGCCTGGGCCTTGCGTTGCTCCACGATTGCCGAACCGCTTGCTTTAGGGGCTTCGGCTGGGAGTTCGCTGACCTTTTCCACGATGTCGGCCATCGTTTCAATCTGCGACGCAAATGCGGACATTTTCTCCTTCATGTTTCCCATTTCAGCATAGGCCGCTTTGAGTTCAGCCATAATGGCTTCAAGGTGCTTCGCCACGATAGCATCAACGACTTCGGGGGTTACGAGCGGATAGGCTTCCTTGATTTGGTCGGTCACGTCAACGGCCACTTCTGGAGTGATTTCGGCAGCAACTGGCAACGGCTCGATGGCAGGGGTTGCGACTTCAGCAGCAACAACCTCAACGATTTTGCCTCCTTCGGTCTTGATGGTACCAACGCCCTCAACGACATGCTCGCCATCTGGTGCAGGGAGTGTGCCTTCCTCGGTCACTACATAAACCGCAGTTCCGGCAACGAGGTCACCGTCCACACGGACAACCGTGCCATCGGTCAGCTTGTAGTCGGCAAAGTTTTGCTTTTGAGTGGTGAATTTGCGGAGTTCAGTGCGCAGGGATTCGATTGCAGATTTTAGGTTCATATTATAGGGATTTGTAGGTGGGGGTTAAATGTTGCAAAAAATTTGCGAGGTCATCTGCAAGGGCAGCAAGTTCCAGTTCCAGTTCCGTTTCGGTCAAATCCATTCCAAACAATCCTTCCACGCTGAACCCCTTGAATGCGTTGCGGTTCATCCACACCTCATCGTTCTCGACCTTGAAAGACCCGAACCATGAACCATCGGGTACGTCCTCATAGCCCTTAGGAGGCATGACACCACGCTCGGCATCGGTGATGTAGGATTCGAACATAAACACCCCGTCCACCTCGGCATTGTGATATGCGTTGACATTGTGCTGGTTGCCTTGCTTGAAGTACTTCTGCACCACCTTGCGGATGGTCGGTTTGTCGAAAACAACGTAGTACTCGCCATAGGTGTCATCCTTGCGGTAGATGGGGGTATCGGCCAGCATCAGCGGTCCAGTGAGGACCCTCCGCTCGCCTGTCTCGGTAAACCTCTGCTTGGCTTTGGCAAAGGCTTGGAATGGTTTCTCGATGGCTGGCATGTCGGTGAGGGCCACAAACTGCACACCCTCATCGACTTCATCTACGGTCATTCTGTACACTGGAAGTTCCATAGTGGCAAATGTATCAACCCCCAATTGTTGCAAATTCCTCCAATCTACGGACCCTGCGAGTGCTTTGGGTGATGTCCCGTTCCACCACATAAGCTCGCATGGGTGCGGTGTTTTGGCCTTGGCCTGCCGAGAGTTCGCCCGTGCCGAGGTTAGTCGTTTGTGGGTTGGCAAAGATTTGAGGTGGTGCGGCTTGACCAGCACCTGCTCCCGATGGCGAACCTCCAGCACTTGGAGTGCCTCCCGATTTGTCAAACTTTGTCTTTGCTATCAATGCAACTCTGCCAAGACCAGCGGCAACCGCAAAGCCAGCCGCAACCGCTGCACGGATTGGTGCCGATGGGTCAGGAACGGTTAATTGAGATTTATATGCCGCATTTGCCGAGGTGTAGGTATCCATCAAGGCTTGGGCAATGTTGGCCGCCTTGTTAATGTTGAACGCCCTTTCTTGCGACTTTTCTGTTTTACCTGCAAACAATTCGGACAAACCAGAGATAGAATCAAAGCCCAATTTGGCAAATTGTATGTTGCCCTCATACAAATCCTTTTCTCGCTGTGACTGTGCCTCCTTTGCACGAATGTCCATGCTTGCCTGCATTTGCCTTCGCTGTCCCTCCCTTTGCATTGCGGCAATTTGAGCAGCCTCGGTTCTTTCTCTTTGTTTAAGTTCTTCTTCAAATAACATCAAGTTTGTATCCTGAACCATTTTAATCAACGCCTCATTCTCCTCCTTCATTTCCTTAAAGCGTTTTAGCCTTTCCTCTGTTTCCTTGCGTTGCCGCTCCTTTATTGCCTCTGCTTCCTTGCGTTGCCGCTCTTTTATTGCCTCTTGCCGTTTGCGGTCTGCCTCAATCAGCTGTTCTGTGTGTTGCTCGTAAGCATAACGGTAATTCGACAAAGCTGCTTCCTCTCGCATTGCGGCTTCTTCACGCTTCTTGGCTGCAATGGCTGGGTCAGGCAGATTCAGAAACCTGCGGACCGCTGCGGTCAGTTCGTCCCATTTGGCAACCAATAAACCCAAGGCCGCAACCGCTGCCCCGATACCAGTCGCAAGTAGCGCAATCCTAAACGCCTTCATCGCACCCGTGCTGGTTCCGACTGCGGTGGCGTAGAGTGTCTGTGCCGTTGTCTGCGCTTGCGTGATTAAGATGGAATCCTTGTTGAGCAGGTTCGCAATTTGCTGCACACCGTTGGCAAGTGCCATGGCTCCCTGCACTTTGAGCAATGCCTTCTGCAAGTCTTCGTTCTCGTTACCAAACAATGCCGCTGCACCTTGGGCAATCTGAAACCCTGCCGTAATTCCCTGCACCGCTGCAACAAAGGTGTCAATGTTGCGAGTGTCCGATGCGAGGTTTTTAATCCGCTGTGCGGTGTCGCCAATTTGGTCTTTTAACTTTCCGGCCTCAACCTCCATTTTGCGAAAAGCCTCGGTTCCTTCCTGACCGGCCAAAGCCATCTCGGTCAGGGTCTTTTGCAGTTCCCTTAGCCGTTGCTTAGCGGACTGTGTGCCTGCCGATGTTTTATCGGCCATCGATACCTCAAGGGCGATTTCTTTCTTAACGTCTGCCATAATTATTCGCTTGGTACTTCGGGGGTTGATGGTGCTTCGTAGGTCGGGTCCGCTGGGTCAGGGTCAAGCGGTCCATTCGGCAATCCAGCAGGGTCGGTGCCTATGGGTGTGGTAGATGATGCCACAAACTCTGCAAGGTTCAGGATTCTGCGCAGGGTCACCCGGCACGGCTTCATCTGTCCTAAGATGTAGTCACGAATTTCCAACAGCCGCCAACGAATGCCATTGTATAGGATTGGCTTTCGGAAGTCAAGTTGGTAGATGTCCGCAGCGGTCAGCATCATGGTCAGTTCCAACTGCAAGGCTTCCTTCGATGTGGTTTCGGTGATATAATTAAGCCAGTACTTGTTGAACAGGTTGTTATTCGTGTAGTTTATGGCCGTGCCTGATGCGGTCGTGGCATTATAGAACACCTGCCTCGGAATGCCAAAGGCAAGGTCCTCGGTGGGTGAATACGGGCTGTTGATATGGCTTACGAAGGGAACCTGCGAGACATACTGCCCGGTCGCAAACGAACCGCTGACACCCGTTTGGTAAAACCACGAAGTGCCGCCCATTGCTGCAGCATTGTATTGGGCAATGCGGTAACCCACATTCAGCTGCTTGACCGTGCCGCTGCTCGTGCTGCCTTCCAAGTCCCACGCCCTGCCGATGACCTTGTCGGTGGTAAACGATGCAGGTATCAACGTGCCTGCTACGGTCTCGCAGACAAACTCGGACTTGCCGTAGAAGTTCTGCGTCAGGAACTGCCGACCTCCGTAGCCTTCCTTGGCCAACGGATAGCTGGAATTGTAGGTCTTGGACAGGTAGTCGCCCATGTCCTTGTATTTAAAGATTAGCGACTTGTACTGATTCGGGTCTCCGTTGGTCAGCACCTGCTCCTGATTCTCATCCGCTTTCTGCGACCAGTCTACCGCTGTGCTGGTGTAGAAGTCCTTGAACGGTTCGATGTACAGCAGCTTCGGGTCCTTGGCATCAGGCATGAAGTACAGGTTGAACATCTTCTGCAAATCCACCAGCAAGTCGCTCTGCTTCACATCCGCAGGAAGTGCGGACCGCATGTCAACGACACCAAGGCTTGCAGGGTTTTCAATACACTGAAATTCAAGGGTAGAGCCGCTTACCAAATTACAGGCCGTGCTGCCCACACCTGTCATCAAAATTTGATAGTTCGAAGACGGGTCAAAGGATTGGTCGTTCCAAGTTATAGTGTTTGTGCCGCTTGCGTTTGCTTGGAAACCACGCAAGCCTCCAACGGTAGAACTCGTGGTGGTGTTGTATAAATACAGGTAGTTGTAGGTCGAATTGCTAAAATGGGTGATTTGACCAAATCTTAGTTTTGCCTTCACATTAAATCGTGTTGGCACGGTAGGTGTTGAAAAGGTGCTTGTTGTGGAATTCCAATAACCACCCCTATCGTAATAGGGTGAAGATTCGTTTGTGAAATTTAGGAATCCACTAAATGTTCCCGAAAAGTTTTGGCCGCTTGTGTTTGCAACAAAAAAGTCAGAACCCGAAACGATTGCAGGTATTACTCCAGCCGAGTACGGTATGACCAGTTTGTTGAACAGCGTGGAATTTAAGAAGGTGCTGGAATACCTATATCCTACCTGTGCGAAGATTAGGTCCACCATCTTCTTGACGTAAATGCTCGGCCCCATTTTCCAGTACGGCACCGCAAACCACCCCTGCGTCAGCACATCCGTGTAGCCGTAGGCATCAACCAAGCCGTACACATAGCCACTTGCATTAGTATTCCATGTCGCAGACACATGAGCGGCAGTAACCGTGTGGTTCATGCCGGTAACGCCTGCGGTGTTTACAAGCAAATTATTCTCCGCAATCTGAAACAGGCTGATATCCTCGCTAAATAATCCAACCTCGTAGATGACCTGACCCTTGGTCTTGGCCATTGAGAGCAACTGCATCGCTCCTGAAAACACCTGCACACCATCCTCCCACATTGCCGCCCTGATTTTCTTGTTCGGCTGGAAGCCGCCCACAAAAGACTGGACATTGTAGGCGAACTTGAACAGTTTTGCGTTGGTTATCGAATTAGGCAATTGGATGGTCTTTGAAAACGACCCCCTGCGTTTGGTAATGTCGTTGATGTCATCGATGCTGAAAGTAATGGCAATATCGGCATCGCCCATGGTGTCTACGGTGTAGGCAACCTCCGTGTTGCTGTCATCCAGCGGATAGGCAATCAGTGTCAGGCTCATAGGATGTTGTTCTTGTACGCCTCCGAAATCTCGACCTGCAACAGTTGCAGCTTGTCGTTTCTTCGTGTTACGAACTGATAGGTGTTTGTGTTCACCACCGCCTCGACCAATTGTCCGTCAAGTTCCAACCACACCTGCGAACTGCGGATAAGTTCGATAAGCCACTCCGATTCGGCATCGGTTAGCCAATCCGAATTGAGTTGGTAGATGTATTCAAATTCCCCTGCCCAGACTTTGTCGTAGGTCGTGGTGCCGTACACATCCGAATTGTAGCCGTAGGTCTCTCGCTTAATGTTTGCCCTTTTGCGGTTCTTCAGCGTGAAGGTGTAAGTGTCGATGCCTCCGTACTTGTTGATGAAGTGAACGGGAATGGAGTTGAATCGTTGGCATGGGCCGAACGTGTATTGCTGATAAAATGATTCAGTGGTATTTCCCCCCTTAGAAAAATAAACCCGATAAAAGTCGCCTTTATTTTGTTGAAACAAATAAGAGCCAGGTTGAGCGTCACTACATTGTGCATCGGTTAGTGCCTTCATGTTCATTGGTCCAACGCCAAAGCGAATCATGTTGTTGCCTGATACATCTGAAGCAGATACCTCAAATTGCCTTGCAAAGGTCGCTCCTGTTGCACTCCAGTATTGAATGTACGCATTGCCAACCCCGTAGTTAAACTGCCCAATGGATAGCCATCCGTAGCCATTAGGATATACGGTCCGAGAGGTAGGCGTTGTCAGCATCCTTGTAGCAGAAGGCACAATCGCACCACTGGGAAAATACACCCCTCCGCTCCACGTTGCCAGTTCAAGTTGTTCGAGGTTGCCTGCAAAGGCGACATTTCCCGATACGGTAGTGACCGTTCCTGTCTGCACCACAGGCGTTGCACCGTATTCCTCCATGAAGTCCAATCGATACCCAGCGTAAAAACCAGCATGGTCCACGAATCCAGCCTGCGTCAGCGATGGTGCTGTGGGAGTTATCAGCGTTTCCACCACCTTGCTCACGTCAAAGAATCCGTAATTGGTTGTCGGTAGTTTGTCGGACTTCAACCTTACCAGCGTTGTCCCTGCGGAGTTCTTGACATCGCAGACATAGCGATAATTCGCTCCGCTGGTCAGGCTTCCGCTGACCTTGAAAAGCATCTTGTTGTAAACGGGTGTCGCTGCTTGCGGTGACCCCGATAGGACTGATATTGCCATTGTTAAAGGTTTGTTGCTACGCTCACTGATTTACCAAGCACTTCTGCGAT